GATCACGCGGTTGGTTTATTTATCCAACCCTGCGTGCCGAACAACCATATATCATCAACGAATGGGAAAATTCATTCAGTAAAATTGCGAAGGAGTGGTGATGGCCGGTCAAGGTTCGAGAACGCTAAAACTCTCCATTTTGGGTGATGTTGACAATCTAAAGAAAAGCCTGAATAGCGGTGCAACCGAGGTTTCATCATTTGGCGATAAGTTAGGCAAATTTGGCAAGGTAGCCGGAGCCGCATTCGCAGCCGCTGGAGTAGCCGCAGCAGCTTACGCCGGCAAATTGTTGGTCGATGGAGTAAAGGCAGCCATTGAGGATGAAGCGGCCCAGGCTAAGTTAGCCGGCACGCTGGTCAACGTTACCGGTGCAACCCAAAAACAAATTGCGGCCGTTGAATCGCAGATCACCAAAACATCATTGTTAACCGGCATTACCGATGATGAATTGCGGCCTAGTTTTGAAAGATTGGTTCGAGCAACCAACGATTCCGATGCCGCATTGAAATTACAGTCTGTCGCAATCGATGTCGCCGCTGGATCGGGCAAATCGCTGGAAGCGGTAACAAATGCCATGGCCAAAGCCCAGGAAGGCAATGCCGCATCATTGGCCAAATTAGGCATTGGCCTATCAGCTGCCGAATTGAAAACAATGTCGATGGAGGAAATCACCGCCAAATTGGCCGATACATTCGGAGGCCAGGCGGCGGCGAAGGCAGACACATTCGCTGGCAAAATGGATCGCTTGCAGGTTGCATTCAATGAAGGCAAGGAAACCGTAGGTTCATTCGTACTCGATGCCATTACTCCAATGATCACCGGTTTCGTTAATAATGTGATTCCAACGATTCAAAAATTGGCTGAGGAATTAGGTCCAAAACTCACACCCGTTTTTCAAACCTTGACCACTTACATCAAGGATTTCGTTATCCCAACATTTCAAGCCATTTGGGGATTTATCACGGAATACGTGATTCCGGCCATTGGGGCATTTTTAACCCCAATCATCAATTCATTGCGTGAAGCGTTCGAGAAGGTCACAAAAAAAGTCGGTGAAAATGAGGAAAAACTAAAACCGTTTTTAAGTTTCTTAAAAGTTATTGCCACATTTGTGCGTGACATCATTGCGCCAGTATTGGGCAAGGTACTCAGTACCGCATTCGAAATCGTTGGCACATCCATCAGCTACGTGATCGACAATTTTGCCCGATTGGTTGATGTGGTCAATACGGCGTTCAACGCAATCAAAAACATCGTTAATTTCATCAAAAATAATCCGGTGACCCAGGCGATCACAGGTGCCATTGGAAACGTATTTGGCGGCGGTAGGGCCAACGGTGGACCTGTTTCAGGTGGCACGTCATATTTGGTCGGCGAACGTGGCCCGGAGATTTTCACGCCTAGATCAAACGGATCAATCATTCCGAACAATGCAATGGGTGGGGGAACGGTTATCAATTTGAACGTATCCGGTGCCATCGATCCCGAAGGTACGGCCCGAACCATTATCAACGTTTTGAACAATTCGTTTTATCGTGGGACAAACGGTGCCAATGCGTTGGTCACATCATGACCATTTGGAATCCAATCTGGCAGGTGACCATTAATGGCATCAGCTACGAAAACTACGTTTTGGCGAATCTAACGGCAACCAGCGGTCGAACAAATATTTATGAGCAAGCCCAGGCTGGTTATTGCAATCTTCAAATTTACAATGTGACTCAATCCCAGGTTTCGATCAATATCAATGATTCGGTTGGTATATCGATCAAAGATTCAACAAACACATTCGTCCCAATTTGGGGTGGATCGGTGACCGACGTTTCGGTTGAAGTGACTCAGGGTGGATCGGTTGCCATAAGCCAAACAATTTCCATTGTGGCCCTGGGTGCGCTATCGCGGCTCCCGAAAGCATTATGGTCCACCAGTTTAAATCGTGATTTTGACGGCAATCAGATTCTCACGGTTTTGACGGATTTGTTGATCAATAACTGGTCAGAGGTTCCGGCGGCATTGACGTGGGGAAATTATCAACCGGCAACCGAAACATGGGCAAATGCTCAAAACGTTGGATTGGGTGAGATTGATACCCCAGGAAATTATGATCTCGCAGCTAGAGGAGCCGACGTCATCGATGTTTATTCATTGGTGTCGGCATTGGCAACATCTGGGCTGGGTTATATCTACGAAAATGCCCAGGGGCAGATTTCATACGCGGATTCCACACATCGAACCGAGTATTTGGCAACAAATGGATACGTGGACGTTTCGGCAAATCAAGCCCTAGCCAGCGGAATTAAGATTCAAACCCGATCTGGTGACGTTCGAAATGATGTAACGATCAAATACGGTGCCAATTCAAGCAGTGAGGTATCGGACGAGGATTTGACGTCGGTGGCCACATTTGGCCGCCTGGCTCAGGTGATTACAACCACATTGCACGATCAAGCTGATGCGGAATCTCAGGCTGCGTTTTATCTAACCCTGCGAGCATTTCCCGAAGCAATGATGCAATCAATCACATTTGAATTGACAAACCCTGAATTGGATGATTCGGACCGGGATTCGATGATCAACATATTCATGGGAATGCCACTACGAATTGCCAATTTGCCGGCCAATATGACCGCCGGCCAGTATTTGGGTTTTGTCGAAGGTTGGCAATTTTCGGCTGGGTATAACACTCTCTCGGTCACCGCATTGTTGTCACCGTTGGCCTATTCAATCCAGGCGATGTCTTGGGAAGATGTCAGCGTGTCGGAACAATGGAACACCATTACAAACACACTCACGTGGGAAAATGCGCTAGTCGTAGCATAAGGAGAAAATATGAGCAATCCAACCACCCCATTCAACTGGCAAATGCCGACAAACACAGATTTGGTCACTGACCTGCCTGCCGATTTTGAAGTTTTCGGTCAAGCGGTTGCAACGTCGATGGCCGATTTGTTAGGCGGCACAACCGGGCAGATTCTTTCAAAGGCTACAAATGCCGACATGGATTTCACATGGGTTTCAGCTAATCCCGGAGACATAACCGGCGTAACGGCCGGGACCGGAATTTCAGGCGGCGGAACGTCAGGCGATGTAACGATTACAAATTCCATGGCAACTGCCATTGATGCAAAAGGCGATTTAATTGGCGGCACCGGAGCCGATGCATTTGCCCGATTGGCAGTCGGTGCAAATGGCACGGTATTGACTGCCGATAGTGCAGAGGCAACCGGAATGAAATGGGCTGCGGCTGGCGGTGCTGGTGCATTGGTTTACATCGGCCAGGCTACACCTAGCGCAGTTTCATCGCAAAGCCTCAACAATGTGTTTTCATCAACTTATCAAAATTACGTAATTGTTACCAATCTTGAATTTACAACCCTGGATTACACACGTTTTAGATTCAGGGCAAGCGGTTCGGATAACACAACCTCAAATTACAATTCCGTTGCAGAATTTAATCAAATGAATGCAACGGCCAGCGGTCAATTCAGGCAGGGTCCGGGTGATAACAATGCGGCGTTAAACAATGCTGGAAGCACCGACCTATCAATGACAATTTATCGGCCACAAACTGCAACCACAACATTTATTGGATCGGAAAATATGGCGTTCACCTATGGCGCAACGGATACATATTTAGGAAATTTTGCCGCTGCATTTAGGGCAAACACTCAATTCGATGGATTTACTTTATACAGAGCCAGCGGCACCATGACAGGAACAATCCGTGTTTATGGAATAGTTAATTCATAAGGAGAAAAAATGCCAACAATTAGCGAATATGATGCAATTACCGGAGAAAACAAATCCACAGAAATCAGCGACGCTGAATTTGCGGAAATGGTCGGAGAAGTAGAACCAGCAAAATCATTGGATGAAATCATTGCCGAAAATAAAGCCCTGAAAACCTCAGCGATTGCAAAACTGGCAGCCTTGGGATTAACCGAGGATGAAGCAAAGGCAATCATCGGATAAATGATTTCACACAACGGATGGCCAGCATCGAAAGATCGGGCCGAATTGGGCATTGAAACGTTTTTGGTCCCAGGTACAAAAATCAAATTGCATTGTGCCAAATCCGTTGCACCCTTATTGGTGGGATTTGCGGCTGAATTCCATGAGCTGATCGAACCCATCGATGAAGGTGGCCTGGACGATTGGGGTTATTGTTTTCGGATGGTACGTGGTAGCACGGACAAACTGAGCAATCATTCAAGCGGAACCGCCATCGATCTAAATGCAACCCGTCACCCATTGGGCAAGGTCGGAACATTCCCAAACGAAAAAGTTCCAATGCTCAGAGCCTTAGCCAAAAAATACGGTTTAATTTGGGGAGGCGATTACAAAAACCGAAAAGATGAAATGCATTTTGAAATTGGATTGACGCCGGCGAAGGTCGCTGCGCTAGTAAAGAAACTGGAGACATCGAAATGAATCAATTTAAAGCGATGGCGGCCTCATGGCTGCGTTCATTCTTAGCCGCAGGGCTGGCCGTTTACATGGCTGGCGTGACCGATCCTAAAGCAATCGCCATGGCCGGCATTGCCGCGGTTGCACCGGTAATCCTGCGATACTTAAATCCCAACGATGCCGCATTTGGTAACAATGACAAATGACCGAAACAATCGCAGCGATCGGATTGATTGCAGCTGCAACAATTTCATCGATTGCGGCCATTTTCGCAGCTAAGGCTGAAAAGAATTCCAGACCCGTTTCCAACGGATTCGCCGAAGGTATTCGGGGTGACGTACGGGAAATCCGGTCATTGCTCATCGAGCATTTGAAGGATCATCCAAAGGGTTAGACACGCCGAAAATCACGCGTGAATCTTGCAAATGTCGGTCCAATGCGTCACATTATCTCCAGGCAGACCAACCAACTGCCATCGGGAGAAAAAATGAGCATGGAACAAATCATTGGGTTCGCAGTTTTGGCCCAGTTAGCAATCGGAACCGTTTTATATTCAATGGGATACCGGGACGGGAAATCGGTCGGCTACCATCACGGCCGGTCAATCGGCATGGCATTGGGCAAATCTAAGGTGGCCAAATAATGTCATTCTTAGACCATTACGAAACCGTTAATCAAAAAGTTATCAGACTGCACGCAACCTATCCAACCAACCGCATCGAAACATCGATCATTGATTGGAACCCGGATAAGGGTTACATTTTGATCGAATGCCGAATCTTTCGTCATTATGAGGATGAAAAGCCAGCCGCGATCGATTATGCGCATGGCATGGTCACGGCTTACAACGTCCAAATGAAACGTTGGTACGTCGAGGATACGGTCTCATCAGCTATTGGCAGGGCCGCATCGGTGGTTTTGGGAACCGAGGAAAAGGCATCGAAAGAATCAATGATTCAGGTGGAGAATCTGCCGAAATCGTTTATCGACGATGATCCGTGGGCAAGGCCATTCAGCGAGGATGGGTTTTCTACGGCCTCCAGTGCCATCCAGGAGATCAAAACCCAATTAGGTGGGGAATTGGTCGGAGAGGCCCCAACGTGCGTCCATGGACACCGAATTTGGCGTGAAGGCACATCGGCCAAAACGGGTAAAGCCTGGGCCAATTACTCATGCACCGAGAAAAACAAAGCGACCCAATGCGGTCCCATTTGGTACGTACTCGCCAGCGATGGCCAGTGGAAACCGCAGGTGTAGTCATGGGTGACATGGAAATGATCAAATTATCGACCGGCGAGAAAACTATATTTAAGGCCGATGGAACCATCATCAAAGAATCAAATCCCATCACGATCGAATGGTGTGATCGATGCGAAACGTGGAAACCCCTGGAATTTGGTCGCTACGTGACCGCTGACGAATTGCATTTAATTTGGGAATGTGCGGAATGCAAATGATATTAGTGAAATTGACACATGATCAGGAAATGGCTTGCGCTAAAGCTGCGCTGGAACGTGCCGTTGGTTCGGAAGGTTTAAAGGATTACGCCGTGCAAAAACTGAACCTGTTTCAGGACATTGCCCGGAGTAGTGAAGCCATTGGAGCCGAAAACGCAGTGGCCAAGTATTTCGGAATCGATGAATGGAAGGCGACGGTCAACACATTCAAAAATCAGGCCGATGTGGGCTGGAATTTGGAGGTCAAACACACGCCATGGAAAGAAGGTTGCCTGATTCTACGTGACCGCGATCGAGCTGATGACGTGGCCGTTTTGGTAACCGGGAATTCGCCAAATTACTACATCGTTGGATGGATTCCCATTGGCATGGCACGCAGACCATCCAGGCAACGCAGTGATGGTTCGTATTGGATCAATCCATCAGACTTAAACCCCATCGAGAATTTGAATAGGAGTATTTATGCGAGAAACTATCAGGCTTGATTGCCGGGTTGAAAAAAAATCAACCGATCACCAAATCGTAAAGGTAACGGACAATTTGCCACCATTTGTTCATTGCGTGGAATGCCTATCATGCGGCACATTGGGCATTGCCAGTTTCCAGGTGGATGATGCCGACCTATGAATTCAAATGCCCGGTCTGCTCGACGGTAAAGCCGATTAAGGCTGGATTCGATGAGGATTTCACACCGCCTGGATGCCCGTATTGCATGGTTACCATGGAACGCATTTGGACGTCAACGCCAATCCATTTCAAGGGTACGGGCTGGGGTGGGGACAAGTGACCAATTACCTGGACATGGATTTTGGTCATGAGCTGATAGATCATGGGACATCCGATGACTATTACACGCCGCCATTCATATTCGATGCCTTAAACGTCGAATTCGACATGGATGTTTCAGCACCGCCAGGCGGCGTTCCATGGATACCGGCAAAACGATCATTGACCATCATCGATGACGGGCTGGCATCAGAATGGGTTGGACGCGTGTGGTGCAATCCACCTTATTCAAACGTCACGCCATGGGCCAAAAAACTAATCAAACACGACAATGGAATTGCGTTGGTACCAATGGCAAAATCGGGTTGGTTTAATCTAATTTGGGATCACGCATCAGGGGCATTGCCATTGCCAGCCAATCTCAAATTCGTTCGATCGGACCAAACATCGGGATCGATCATGTTGCCCGTCATGTTATTAGCATTTGGTGAGGCCAATCGTCAGGTGCTAATCAATAGCGGATTGGGCAAGGTACGATGATGAAGCCTGTGGATAACCTGTGGACAACACGCCGAGGCCCCGTTCAAGTTATCCACATTCTTGCAATGTATTTGA